CTCAGTTCCATATCCCCACAAGGTGCACAGCATGTGGACAGATCTGTGGATAACCAGCCAGATGCGGACGGATTCGGCAGGATCGAGCCGAGACTGGCCACGCCACGATTGGGGGACGAGACATTTGGCCCTGACGTAGCCGCGTGGGCTGCGCGCAACCTGCCCGGCGAACTGATGCCGTGGCAGCAGCTTGTTCTCGACGGCCAACTGGAACACGATGGCACCGGCCAGCTGCACCGCAGCGAATCGCTGGTCAGCGTCGGCCGGCAGAACGGCAAAAGCTACGCGCTGGGTGCGCTTGTCGGCTGGTGGGCGACTGAGATGCCACGCATAGCCGGGAGGCCCCAGCGGATCATCAGCACCGCACACAAACTTGACCGGGCTTTCGGCTTGTTCAAAGAACTGGCGCCGATCCTTGAGGCACGATTCGACGCCAAAGTCAACTGGTCATACGGCCGCAACTTTGTCGAGTTCAAAGACGGAACTATGTGGCACGTCAACGCGGCAACGCCACAGAACGCGCACGGCGCTACCTGCGACCTTGTCGTGATTGACGAAGTGTGGAACATCGGCCCCGACGTGATCTTCGACGCGTACCGGCCGACCATGACCGCGCGACCGAATCCGCTGATGTCGATGTGGTCAACGGCCGGCGACGAGGGATCCAAAGTCATGATGCAGCTGCGCGAGCAGGCGATCCAAGCGATCGACAACGACCGCACGTCGGCGCTGTACTTCGCAGAATGGTCGCCACCGCCCGGCAGCAACCTTGAGGATCCCAACACATGGGCGTGGGCCAACCCGGCGCTCGGCACCACAATCAACGCCGACCGGCTGCGACGCATGTCAGAAACACCGAACCGGCAGGCGTTCTACCGCGCCCATTGCAACGTGTGGATCAGCGCCAGCGCATCATGGCTACCGGCCGGCCATTGGGACAGCTGCCTCACATCCGACGCGATGCCGGCTGGTGGCTGGCTCGCAGTCGACAGCGACGTGACAGATCTGCGCTACACCGGCGTGCGCGTGGCGCCCGACGATCAAGGCCGGCTGCATGTCCACACCGAGTTCGTGGTGGACAACGCGAATGCGATGTGGGACGAGATTCACCGCGTACTCGAGGACGAAGCGGTGCAGCTCGCGTTGACACCTGGCTTCTATGCGCTGTGCCCACCGGAGCTGCTGCGACGCTGCAAAGACTTCGGCCAACGCGAAATGACGACGTTTACCGCCATCGTTCGCAACATGATCCTTGAGCGGCGCATCGTTCACCACGGCCAGCTTGCGCTCGCCGAACAAGTCAATCGCGCGGTGGCTGGCCGATCATCTGGCACCATCACGCTGTCATCACAGAAGTCGCCCGGCCCTATTGAGCAGACACGCTGCATGGTTGCTGCTGCCGGCTTCGCTGCACAGCCACAAGCAAAGATTCGCAAGCCAATGCTAGGTGTAGCCAAATAAATCACATGGGTGTGACTAGGCTGGGCGCGTGGGTCTGTTTCGATCGCGTACCGAGCCGGCGTTCGGCACCGCCTCCGTGCAGGCCGCCGCGGGCGCATCGCCCAGACCCGGCGCGCTGCAGTATTACGTCGTCGGCGCTAATACTGCGCGCGCCTTGTCTATCCCGACGGTGTCGCGCGCGGTCGGTCTCATCACCAGCATGATCGGCGGCCTCGACTTCCGCACCTACACCATGTCGTGGGATCCCGAAGTCGAACGCTACGAACGCATGTACATCCCCGGCGAATCGTGGATGACACGACCCGATCCAAACGTGACGCGCAACTTCATCATGGCGTCCACCGTTCAAGATCTGATGCTGCACGGCCGCGCGTTTTGGTACGTCACAAGCCGATACAACACCGGCTTCCCGGCATCGTTCACATGGCTGCCAGCCGACAACGTCGCCACCCTTGACCAAGCCGGCCCTGAATGGTTCGGGCCATCGCACGACATCCAATTCAACGGTGTCGACATTGACGCCGACAACGTCGTCCAGTTCCTCAGCCCAGTCAACGGGATGCTGTGGACTGGTAACCGTGCCATCCAGATCGCCTACGAGCTGGACGAGGCCGCGCGCCGGTACGCCAGCAACGGCGGCGGCATCGCCTCCGGTTATCTGCAGCAGGTCGACGGCGAACCGATGGGCGGCGACGACCTCGCCGAACTTGCCAGCGCATGGTCAGAAGCACGCGGCAACCTTGCCGTTGGCGCGCTCAATCAGCACGTCAAGTTCATTGAGTTCGGGCAAGACCCCAGCAAGTTACAACTCATGGACGCCCGTCAGCACAGCGCCGTCGAGCTGGCGCGCGTATTCCAGGTACCCGCGTGGCTTGTCAATGTGGCAATCGGTGGAATGACCTACCAAAACAGCCAGCAGGCACGGCAGGATCTGTACCTGTTCGGCGCCAAACCGTACGTCGACTGCATCGAACAGACTCTCAGCCTTGACACCGTCGTCGCGCGCGGCAAACACATCGAGTTGGATATCGGCGCCTATCTCCAAGAAGCCGAATACCCGGCAAGTATCATCCGCGAGAACGAGGACACACCAGCATGATCCGATTCACCGCCCAATCCGTCACCCTTGACGCCGCTGCCGGCGAAGCCGACACACCGCGCACCATCAGCGGTATCGCTGTCCCCTATGGCGAGACCGCGACCGTGTCCACCGGCCAGCAGGTACGCATCGAACAAGGCGCGCTACCAATCGACGGCCCCGCGCCACGGCTGCTCGAGTCGCACGACCCGAGCCGCATCGTCGGCCTTGTCACCGCACGCGAGGACACCGACGCCGGCATGTTGTTCACCGCCGAGATCGCCCGCACCGCAGCCGGCAACGACCTAGTCGAACTGGTCAAAATGGGCGCGCTTGACTCGGTGAGCATTGGCATCGAAGCCCTTGATTACGAAATGGACGGCCCCACCATGGTCGTCAAAGCCGCCGACTGGCAGGAACTGTCCGTCGTCTACCAGCCAGCGTTCGCTGGCGCCACCATCAGCGAAATCGCCGCACAAGCGGAGACCGCACCCGACCCAACCCCAGAGGAGACCCAAGTGTCCGAAGAAATCCAGCCCGAAGTGGTCGAGGCCGCCAAGCCCGAAGCCACCATCCCAACCCAGCCGATCTACGCGCAGCCCGCGAAGCAGTTCAAGCTTCCATCGGCCGCCGAGTGGATCAGCGCCGCGCTCATCGGTGGCCATGACTGGCATCAGATGAACGAGAACATCCGCGCTGCTGCGCCTGATGTGACCACCACCAACAACGACGGCATCCTGCCTGAGCCAATCGTCGGCCCGGTGTACAACGACTACCTCGGCATCCGCCCCGTGGTGGACGCGTTCGGTGTGAAGGCCATGCCGGCCAGCGGCAAGGTGTTTATCCGCCCGTCGGTGTCGACGCACACGTCGATGGCTGCCCAGTCGGCCGAACTCGCCGCGCTCCAGACCGGCGAGTTCCAGGTGCAAGAGAACCAGGTCACCAAGTCCAGCTACGGCGGCTACGTCACCGTGTCTGAGCAGGTCATCGACTGGTCGTCACCCGAGATCATTAACTTGATCCTCGAAGACATGGGCCGCGTGTACGGCCAAACGACCGACAACGTCGCAGCTGACGCGCTCGTCGCTGGCGCCACCACGACCGGCAACTTCACCGCTGCCAACAAGGGCGACCCCACCGATTGGCTTACCTGGCTGTACGCCAACGCCGCGTACATCTTGGAGAACGCCGGCAACGGCGGCCACCTGCCCACCCACCTGTTCGTGTCGGCCGGCAACTGGGAAGCCCTCGGCAAGCTCGAGGACAGCTCCGGTCGCCCGTTGTTCCCGCAGGTCGGCCCGATGAACGCGTTCGGCACGACCAGCCCCGGCACCAGCAACTTCGTGGCGTTCGGCCTGCAGGTCGTCGTTGACACGAACTTCGACAACGCCGGCAACGGCACCATGATCCTCGGCGACACCGTCGGTTTCGAGATCTTCGAACAGACCAAGGGATTTTTGAGTGTCGACAACGCATCAACGCGTTCGCGCGATATCAGTTGGCTTGGGTATTTCGCCACCTTGATGCTCGACGTGAACCGTTACGTCAAGGCGAATTTCGTCTGATCCGCCTGTAAGAGACCAGTCCGATGGCAACCGTCACCACAGCAAGCCGCACAGATGATGTGGCCACGCTTGTCCTTGACGACGCCACCGGACTGGTCTCAGGCGAACATTGCCACGTCTACAACGTCGGCAATCAGCTTGACGGCCACCACATACTGCTCACCGTCGACCTCGGCACGAACACCGTCACCTACAGCGACAACGGCGACGACGTAGCGGCCTACAGCCCAGCAAACGGCATCCTTGTCGAAGAAATCACATGGATTGACGCCGACGATGTCAAAGTGTGGCTCGGTATTGACAGCGCAACGGCGAACGACACCGCGTTCCTTGAGGACTACTGTGTCAACGCCGCCAACGACTTCTGTTACCGTCGGCGACGCGAGGCCGGCTACTACGACAACCCGACGGTGGCACCCCATGCTGACGTGAAACTCGGCACCGTCATGTACGCCGCGATCCAATACCGGACACGCGGCAGCGTTGACGGGTACGCGTCGTTCAACGACATGGGCACCGTCACACCTATCGGATCCCTTGGCCAAGTGCTGCAGCTGCTCGGCTGCGGCCGCCCACAGATCGGCTGATGCGGTGGCCAGCGGTGTACTCAACGAAGCTATTCAGCATGTCGTCGCCACAATCAACGGCCTGGGCTACAAGACAGTCACGGATCCTCGCAACGCACGCCCGCTGTCAGTCTTTGTTGAGCTGCCAACATTCACGACGTTCGCACACGACGTGGTCGACATCACCATCGTCGTACGCGTGCTGGCACCGCCACCCGGCAACCAAGACGCCAGCGATTACATCATCACCATCGTCGACGCGATCCAAAACGCGTTCGGCGGCGCCGCAGTCGACGGCCGGCCAACCGTCGCCCTTATCG